GACCGGGTGACGGTCTGCGGCCGTCTCACGCTGCGCGAGTGGACAAGCCGAGAAGGAGAGGCCCGCCAAGGGCTCGGCGTGGATGTCGACAGCATCGAGGGCCCGCGAAGAGATCCCGGGGAGTTTCGCGACCGGGTGACGGCAGCCGCGGAAGAGGTAGCGACAGAGATCAACACCGACGATCTGCCATTCTGATCACACGATCGCCCCTACAGATCCCGCCCCGGCGTTGCGATCTGTGGGGGCTTCGTGTGTCTGGGGCGATCGTGTGTGTGTACTTTCTTGGTCGATGTCCTTGCACTGTGCGCCGTGTGCCCATACATTGAGGAGGAAGCAAGGGCAACGGGTGCCCACGGAGAACGAGACCATGAGCATCGCAGCCACCACCGAAGCCATCCCAGAAGACACCCCGCACCGCTGTCGATATGTATCGGATCCACAATGGCGGATGATTCGCGGGCTGCCCCTCACGGGCCGATACAACCGATACCCAAGGCACCACAAAATCACCGGGACGTTCATCGGATGGGTGGAGGTTGAAACGTGCGCGCTTTGCGACCGCTCCCGGCACGTTGATGAGATCACACGCCGAACGATCCGCCGCTAGCGCTTCGCTTCTCGGGGGCGGGCCGCACTGCCCCCGATGAGAGGAGCGCAAGCCGCGCACACTCAGGGAGAACCGACACCATGAGAACCACGGAAACACGCGGAAACAGCCGCAACGGAATCAGGGGCAGCCGGATCAGCGTCTACACCGACGCCGGGGAGCTGATCGATCGCTTCGTCGTGCCGGCCCGGTACGCCCTCGCCTATTGTCAGCGCTACGCCGGCGGAGAGTACGGAAAGCGGTACGTAGCCGCCATCGCTACCGCACAGCGCACCGAGGGGGCAGCATGATCCACGATCACGATCAGAGCTGGCATCAGATACACCTAACCGCGCCCGACCTACGGCAAGCCGTGGCGGACGCCATAAGGGCCGGCGAGCCCGTCAACGTGTCCACGTTTGGCCCGTCTCCCGAGCTGCCGAGGGGGGCAGAGGTGGCACACTTCCCCAGCAATTTCTGCGCATGGATTGCGACAAACTCAGACGCCGCATGCTTTGAGGTGCCATACAACTGGATCCCGTCGACAATTGCCGCCGTGGTGCACGTGATCGAGACAGTCGATCCGGTTGAGTGTGATGGTCTCCCGATCGGGGGTGCGGCATGAGCGGATCCAAGCTGTCGGCCGCCCTGCTAGAGCTCGGCCGCGCGTCCTTCGTCGGCGACCGAGACCGCGCAATGCAAGCCAAAGAAGAGATTCTACGACTCGCGGCCGTTGGCTCTGACGTGATGACGCGCCGGGAAACCGCACCGCCCGAGACATCCAAACCGATCAAAGTCGAGGCAAAGCCCGCGCGCGCTGTGCTGCGCCTTGCAACGCCGCCCGACATGTTCCACTCCTCCGTTGAGGAGCGTAGGAGAACGCACAGCGGGGTGCGCGGGGTCATCGACGGCAAGCCGGCGAAACTCTACCGCGGCAACGGGTACAGATCGATCGCACGGGCCCTCGCCAAGGAGGGGCGGATCGAGTGGCGGCAGGCATCAGACGGCCGTGGCGGTGTCGGCTTTTGGCTCACAGCGTCCGAGGCCAAAACCGTACGCGCCGTGCATGCGTCTCTATACGAGGAGAAAGAGAGGGCCGCACAATGATCCCGCAACCGCTAGACCTTGCCGCACTCGTACGCGAGCGATTCGCCAACCCTAGGCCGTGGCCCGACGCGCCCGACTACCGCACGCCAGGCCGCGCCGCACTGCGGCAACTGCACGACGTAGATCGAGACGAGGACGCAGCACAGCCGCCGCGCGTGTCTAGCCTCGGCAAATGCGCGCGCGCGCTGTCGTATCGTTGGCGGGGTGTGCCTGCAGACGGTCGGAGAATTGACGGCCGATCGCGTCTCGTGTTTGCCATGGGTGACATCGTTGAGGCTCTGGTCGGTCGCGCTCTCCTCGATGGCCTCGAAGGCCTCGACGGGTGGGACCTTCGCAACGTTGGAGAGGACCAACAAACGATCCACCTCAGCCCCGGCGGGGGCTTCCCTCCGATTCCTGGACACCCCGACGGCCTGCTATACCGCGACGGCCAACCGTGGGCCGTGCTGGAGATCAAGAGCGCCTCAAGCTTTGCATTTTCGCGGGCTCGGCGCGCGCTTGCCGAGGGGGTCGAGCCGTGGGGCCCTGGTGAGTCGTACCGCTGGCAACTTCAGGGCTACCTTGCCGCGCTCGATCTCGATGTCGGGGCCGTCGTCATGGTCGCCAAGGATTCCGGCGCGGTGCTGAGCTGGTACCACGATCGGGATCCTGAGTTCTTGACGCAACTACGGGCCCATCTTGAGCGCGCCTCGCTGCCTCCCGAGGAGGCCCCGCGCATGCTCCCCGACGGCACCGTCCTTGGTCCCCGCGTGGACTGGCACAAGACACGGAAGCCGCCGACCCCCAACAAGAAGCACGGACGGCTGCCGTTTCAGTGCGAATATTGCAGCCACTTTCGAGCCTGCCTTGGGCCTCTAGGACTGGTCGAGACGATCGGCCGGGACTACCGAGGATCGCCGGCGCGGCAGCTGTACGTGGGACGGCCCGACCTTGAAAGCACGCCGTGATCTTTTTGGGGATCGACCCCGGCAAAAGTGGAGCCCTCGCCCTCGTAAATGGGGACGGGGGCTTCATCGATTTTTTGAAACTCAACGAGACCGCGCACGATGTCTCGGACTGGCTACGGGCGCACGCTGGGACCATCACCGCAGCACAGATCGAACGGGTGCACGCAATGCCCCGGCAAGGGGTCTCTTCGTCTTTCCGGTTTGGGGAGTCCTTCGGCTTCTGTCTGGGCTTGCTGGTCTGCCATCGGATCCCGTTTGAGTACGTGACACCCGCAAAATGGCAAAGGGCGTTAGGATGCCGCACCGGGGGCGACAAGCGGATCAGCAAAGCGCGCGCGCAGGAGCTTTGGCCCTCGATCAAAATCACACACGCGATAGCCGACGCGCTGCTAATCGCTGAACACACGAGGAGGATCCACAATGCCCGATCGCGATGACTGGTTGAGGAGAAGAGCCGAGGCAGAGGAAAGAGCCGCAACCCTGATCGAGAACCATGAAGGCACCGTGATGAGGTTTGTAGCTCAAGCCGCGCGCGACCTAGCGCCCGAGACCGCCGATCTCTCACAAGTGGCGGCCGATATCCGGCTGGCCGCTGAGGTCTCGCGACGGTTGGATCGTGCTGTGACGCTGCCTAATGCGCTGGCCGAAGCTGCCGACGGCCCGGTTCTTTTCTTCGTTTCGCTTGCCGCGATCTCTCTGTGGCGCGGGCTACAGCGTCGGGAGCGCAATCGGGGGGCCCGTGCGCGCCGCTTGGCGGCCCTCCTCGACGAGCACGGGGAAGACATGGCCGCAAAACGCCGGCGACGCTTAAACCGACGCCTCAAGCGGCTACGCGCACAGCTCGACGGGGTGCCGGCGTGAGGTTCGCGATCGTCATCGGACACCGCAAGAGCAAACAAGGAGCCCGCGCGGTTTCGGGTGTGCATGAGTGGCGGTGGAACATCCCGCTAGGGGGTCGCCTCGTCGGCAACCTTGAGGCCGCCGGCCACGATGCAGATCTGCTTTTTCGACCCGATCGATCGGGGGGCGCACTGTCCGAGCTAGTGAGACGCCTCAACGCGTCAGACTACGACGCGATCGTGTCTCTGCATTTCAACGCCCTCAACGGCTCCGTAGGCGGCCACGAACAGCTGCACCACCCATCGAGCACGCGCGGCCGGTCGCTAGCCAAGGCATGCAGCGCGGCACACGTCGAGGCCTTGCCCGGGGTGCGGAACAGGGGCACACGGCGCACGACGACAAACGGCGCGGGGGTTGAGCTGATCATCCTCACGCAAACCCGCGCGCCGGCCACGATAGTTGAGAGCCACTTCGGAGATCACGCCCCCGATCACGAGGAGGCCACAGCAAACCGGGACCGGCTCGCCGATGCGCTAGGCGAGCACCTCGCCGCTCTAGGTTCTCGTGTTGATTCCGGCGGTGCGTGGTAAGACTGAGTGGCCACACACGGAGCCCCAGCGATGACACGCGAAGAGATCGCCGATCTTGCTGCCGAGATACACGAGCGCACCCGCGCCACGTCGCGCCGCAACATCACCGATCCGCAGTCGATAGCGGCGATCGTTGCTGTGTGTGTGGTGCTTGTCTCTGGCGTCTCTGCGTGGGCATCGACACGCACACGGCTAGACAGTACCGCGGAAATGGTAACCGAGGTCCGCGACGACTTGCGCGAGATGCGATCTACGTTGGCAACCGAGGGCGACCTTCTACGCCTCGAAAGTCGGGTGCAGCACCTCGAACGCCAGCCCTAGAACCACGAAGGGGCCCCGAGGGGCCCCGGTTGGGCCGTCTATCGGTAGACGGCCGGCCGTAGTGCCTCAAGCTTTCGGGCCTTCGCGATGGCTTGGCGGGCGTGGTAGCCGTCGCCGCATGCCTCAAAGGTTCGCCCCTCTAGGACGTGCACGAGAGACGCAAGGCCGCAGGAGCTATGGAGACTCCAGAAACCACCGCGCAAGCTATCTGCACCCCCGAGGAAAGCCTTGCCGGCTGCGCTTTCGATCTTGGCCTCGATGGCGTCGGTGGTCATGTTTTGGATGAATGGGGCGGCGGTGGTGGTGGTTGCGGTGGTCATTGTCTCGGTCTCCGTTGGGGCACCCGTTGCCCTCTGTTGTGTGACTATATAAACACACCCCGGGCCGTGTGTCCATACATAAAACAGAAAGAGATCAAAAAAACCACAAAGGGCCCCGAAGGGCCCCGGTTGTCGGTGGGGGTTAGCGGATCCCGTAGGCGTCGAGCACTGCGCCCCGTCGAAACGTGTTGACGATCTCCCTCTTGGTGCGTCCAGCTCCCCCCGTCCTGGTGTGCTCGCCGTCCACGTTTCTTCCGTACCATTGCCAATCCCGCATTTGTCGGCGGCAGTCGACCAGCTCGGCGCACACGATACCGCCAACAAGAATCATGTAGTTTCCTGCCGAACACCTTTTCACCTTGACTGACTCCCAAGCTGCCGTTGTCTTTGCCTTGAGCGTTCCTACGTCAATGTCATCCCAGCTAAGTCCGCTTGAAAGTAGGTGACTGGCGACTTCCGACTGAGTGCTTTGGAGCGTGGTGGTCATTGTCTCGGTCTCCGTTGGGGCACCCGTTGCCCCCGTTTCTGAAACCAGATTGCCACCCCTCCCCTATTGTGTCAATACACAAAACAACAATCGCACCGACAAAAAGACAACCGGCCTAGCTCCGCAACGTCGGGAGGCCCTCGAAGATCCGCAGAGTTACGCCGATTTGACCGCTTGCGGCCCACGCGATCGAATCAACGTGCGCAAGGCGATCGGCTAGTGCGATCTCGTCATCGGTGAGGCTCACAACGTCCCCCGGCTCTAGCGCGGCAAGGTCCGCGCGGATCACGTACTCGACCACGCGCGACGGCGCACAATGCGCAGCCGCGATCCACGTCCCGATCTGCAATGCCGTTGCACGCTCACACACGATCGGCGCGCTGATCTCCCGCTCGCGCCGGCCGTAGCGCGAGAACGACAGCCGCGCGGGGTACGTCGTGTGACCGTCTGGATCGTGGTCTCGCTCTGTGGGGTCTCCCGTGATCAGCACAGAGGCCCCCGGGCGATCGGTGTCGAGCGCGGGCGCGTAGTCCACGCGGATCGAGTTGGCGACCGCGTCGACCCCGTCGTAGGAGACACCGCCGCGCCTCTCTGCGTTGCGCCCTCGCTCAAGCGCAAGGGCCGCGTCATTGTGTGTTGGGTCAAATCGCCAGAGGGCAAAGTAGAGGCCATCGGGCCCCGTGCGCGCGCTGATCGGCAGCAACGGCACGAGCTGATCCGCCAACCACGCCCACGGCGAGATCCTCCGCTGCGGTGTTGCTGTGATCGCCGTGTCGATCTTGTAGGCGTTGAGGGCCGGCGCAATCGCCGCCAATCGCCCCGCGTCGTGTCTGATCGTTGAGAGTTGTAGGAGGTAGCGCAGCACGTCACCGGCTCCCCGTAAGCCCTCGTCTGTGGCGTAGGGCGAGAACGGGCTCGGGAGGCCATCGCCCCAATCAACCGTTGTGGTGCTCGCCGCTCGCCATCGAGCAAAGAACGCATCGGATTTGTATTCGTCCCCGCTCCACCCCGATCCGCTCGCTGGGCTCGTTGGATCGATCGTTGCAATTGGGTTGCCGAGCTGATCCGATCGGCTGTCGATCAGAAATTTAGACTCGGTCCCGTCGTCCTCGTTGCGGATGTCGACGGACGCCGCCTGCACGTGGTGCCCCGCAATCACCCAACGATCCGATCGAATTGACAACACAGGAGCCGCCCACACCTCACCGGCCCCGGGGTGCCCGATGATGATCGGATAGCGCTCGTTTTCGACGCTCTCGCGTGGTGCCCCGGCCGGGGACGATGACAGCCACGTCACGCCAGCCGCGCCGCTCTCGCCGTAGACCACGCGCCGATCTGCGCCCGGGATCAGGGCGCGATCGTCAAATGCCGCCTCTCGGATCGTGAGGGCTACCGGGTCATTTTCTGATCCATAAGACGGATCAACAACTAGCCCGTCGACAAGCAAGATCCGATCGGCCGTCCCCTCTGGCCACAGCCACAGCCGGCCACGCGCAGCCGCTAGATCGTGCCCCTGCTCGATCCGCTCTGGGACGTTGACAAGGCCGGACAGGTTGATCGACATCGACACCGCGCGAGACTGCGCACCCGTCACAAATAAAGAGATCGAATCCTCAACCGTGCCGCCCATGTCGAGCCCGGCCGCGTACAGCCGATCCGCGCCATCATCGCCAAAGGGTGCCGACACTGTGCGATCGGCTAGGTGGTAGCCCTGCCCGGCCCACTCAAGATCGAGCAACCAAACAAGATCTCGCCCTCCCGCCGTTGCCCTTGATAGGTAGCGCAAAATCATGGCTACACCTCTTCGACAATTGTCACAGTATTACCGCGCTCTACCTCGTCGACGCCCTCGGATCCGATCACGTTGTCGAGCTGTGGATCGGTCTCGATCCGCCCGTAGATCACGAGGTCGGAACGCTCGATCGGAACGGTTGCGGGGTCCCCGCTATCGGGGCGCGTTATCCGCTGCAGGAGGGCCACCGGGTGCCGTGGTCCGTCGTTCTCGTCGAGGTATCCGATCAGCTCTCGTAGCGTGCCGTCCCGCGTCGCTATCGGGTCGCCCCCGTCTCGGCCTGTGACGTAGTCCGGCACGGGTTGATCCTTTTGGATCTGCTTTAGGTCTAGCGCCGTCTCTGCCCATGCAAACGACAGCTCGCGCCGGCTCGGCCCGTTCTTTGTTGCGACACGTCGACCGCCGCCGATCGGCTCAACATCCACGTCAAACCGGCGCCGCATTTGCCAGCCTAGATCGTACTGATGGCCGAACACGAACACGGGCCCGATCACAACGGCGCCAACCCTGAGATCGCTTTCCGCTGTCGTCTGCGCGTCTATTTTAAGCCGCACAATTTCGTAGCCGTCGTCGAAGTCGTGAGCGATTGCGCCAAAGCTGGAACGCCAGATCCGGCCATTGCCCGAAGAGGGGAAGCCGGCCGCCTTGGCGGGGTCGCACCACAGCACGGGCCGCGCCGTCGTTTCGTCGGTCCACGCTCCGCCCTTGTTCCTTTCTATTTTTGCGACAGCCCCGGTTCCCTCGTCTTCGAAGTAGTCGCCCGCGTGGGCATTACGAAACAAAAAATGATCCGCTTTGAATGCCGATCCAGTGTCAACGCGGATCGCTGATCCTTGCCGCTGGTAGGGCAACGAGGACCACCCCGAGGCCGCGTCAAGTGTAACGAGATCGTCCCACTCCTCGTTTCCGGTGTTCCATCCTTGGAGCTTGCCCGTTCGCCAGTTTGCGCCCTGTATCCACACCCCGAGAGAAGACGAGCCGATCAGCGTTTCATTTTCTGATCCCTCAAGAGACCAGACGATCCCAACGTCTTCGGACGTGTCGACAGATCGCCAGCCGACAGAGGGGGAGGGTACGCGCCGAACGTCGATCGATTCGATCGGATAGTCGGCCGCCTGTTCGATGTTAAATGTTTCATCTATCAGGCCGGGCCCGTCGACAGCGGCAACCCTTACCGAGTCGTTCAGCAACACAGGCCGCGCAGCAAACGATCGGGGGTGCAGATCGTCGGGGTTGGTCTGACCTTTTGCGATTGTTTCCGCGTCATATGGTGAAGATCGACCGGCCCACGCGCACACACCGACAAGGGCCCAGCGCGAGACGTTCGCGACTGCTGACACGTGCCCCCATTGCACGAGGCTTGGATCGGTGCCCCCGCCGCCGTCTGTGGCCGTTTCGTTGACCAGCCCCGCCACCCATTGCCGCCGCTGCCCGTCGGCCGCGTGCCACGTCGACACAGCGCCCCCGGCGCCCATTGCGATCCTTATATGCTTTCGACTCGTCAGGTCGAGCGCTACAGCGTCCCCGAGGGGCAGGGACGAGCCCTCGTCATAGACCTTGTACCCCGCAGAATCGCACCGCACGGAGATCGAGAACTCAAAGGTACCCGCCCCGTCTCCGTCGTCGTCTGTGAAACGTAACAAAAAAGCGATCTCTTGCGTGGTGTCGTCCCCGTCTCCGTCGTCGATCTCGATCGCGAACTCAGCGAAGAGGGCAGACGGATCGGCCGTCGTCACCATCTCGCGGGAGAAGACGAGGGATTGAGCCGCCGCCGTCTCGATCTCTAGCTCCCCGCCAGACGTGAGCGAGGCCGCCGATCCGGTTCCGCTTTCAGACCATGCCAGATCGCCAGGGAGCGCGATCGGGAGATACGCCTCACCGGGCAACTCGGTTCCATACTTGGATCCGCTGTCCTTGGCCCATGTCACAAAATCTGTATCAAAGTAGTCGATCGCGCTTTTGTGTGCCGGCGCCGTGTGTCGCGTAAATCCGCCCAAATACACGGCCGCCACGGAATAGCCTTCGTAGATCGTCGCCGCGCCGGTCACCTCCCACCGTGCGAGCATTACGCCGCGCCCGCCGATCGTCTCTGCGGCATATGTCACAAGCCGGCCTTTCCCTTCGCTGTCTGATTCGAAGATCGGGTTTGCGAATTCTTCCCACGTCTGCCCGCCGTCCGTGCTTCTCTTCGGTCGCACGTCTTGGGTGTCCGTGTCGCTGTAGATCAGCGCGTAGATCGTCCCGTCCTCGTCTCGCCACGCGCAGCCGCCAACCGTTGCCGTGTCGTTGCCTTCCCCTACCTCGATCGGCGTGGTGTCTGTGAGACTCTCGCTCGCCGTCCCTATCCGCCGCGCGCGCCACTTTGGATCGCCAGACTGCCCGTCATGATACGTCACAAGAAAGCCGCCGCCGTCGAGGGGTACAACCGACGGAAAGGTCGGCACCTCTCCAGACGTTTCGTCGTTCCAGTCGGTGACGATTGCGACAAATGAAGCGCCAAGATCGTCTGATGCATATTGGTTCATTTGTGCGACTGGATCGGGGCTGTCGTCTGTGTCCCATGTAACGAGCAATAAAATAGCCCCGCCGCTATACCTCGCGCGGATCTGCTTCACGTCTCCGTTCTCGATCGCTGTGGGCAATACGCGCAACGCGGCCGGTGTAAATGTCTCTCCAAGATCATCAGACTTGTACACGTCGATCTGGGTCTCGTCTGACGTAGCAAGAAAGAGCAAGATCCGCCCGTTCTCGTCCCCTGGTGACGGGGGCAGCTGAAGAACTGAGGCCGCTTGCGCTGTGTACTGTGCCCCGGTCGGGGTCATGTTCTCTTGTGACCACTCCGATCCGGCGTCCGCGTTTGGATCGTAAATGTCACATCTAACGGTATATGTAACACCCTCGCTTTGTGTCACACAAAACAGCGTGCCCGCGTCTGTGCGCACAATGTCGGGCCAGAATGCCGAGGGGCTCAGCGCTGTACTTGTGACAATCGACAGGCCGTGCCAGCCCGTGATCAACTGCGGCCCGTCCCATCCGTAGAACTCCGCCGCACCATCGCCGGCCGCTAGGTCTCGCCAGACGTACCCGCACCCCTCGGACCCCGGCATGCCCGCGCGCCTGATCTTGATCTCAAGGTCGCCGCCCTGGCTTTGCTGCCCCGTTGCGCGGACAACGATCGCCGACTCTTGATCGGCCTCCGGTGTTCCCGCTCTCGGCCCCTGCTCGGTGTACGCGCTCGGGGTGTCGGCGTCTGTTTTGCTGATTAAATTAGACGAAACGATCCGTGGATCATGAAGGATCAGCCCCTGATATCTTGCCGCGCTTTTGTCCGTTGCCATATTCACGATCTCCGATTCGGATTATTGCGACCGATTGCGCGGGGTTGTGCCGCCCTGATCGCCGTGGATAGCGCCGATCCTTGTTGCTGCAGCGCTTGCGTTGTCTGGGCGTTGTAGACCTTGTGATCTAGCTTTTGCACGATGACAACGGGCGCACCGTCCGAGCCTCTGCCCCGGTTGATTTCTGCTACAACTTCCGGCCCGCCGACGCTCGAAACCCCTTGAGGGGATAATACGGCCTCCCCGCTTCGGGCTCTGATGAGCACTTCGTCCCGAATCAGGCCGCCAGAGTGGAACGGCGGCGGCTGTGCCGCGATGGCCGCGATCTGTATCTGGCCGGCTAGCTCTGAGATCCCACCGAGAATATAGGAGTAGGGCGGTGGCGTGCTCCCGAGGGCCTGCACCACGGCCGCCGCTGTGTTGATGATGGCCGTGCCAACCGCCAAGGCTTGCCCGCGTTGCCACTCCTCACGGCCTAGCCTGATCGCCTCGCGCTCTCTGTGTCGCGCGGTGCGTAGGCGCATCTGCAGGACCTCGCGTTCTCGCGTTGTCGTTGCGTCTGCTAGCCGCTGTTCCAGTCGATCGATCTCTGTCGTGGCCTTCTCGATCTCTTCGCGTCGTGCCGCTTGTAATTGCTTGTTTATGTCACGCAAAACAGAGGACACGCGGTTAGCAACCGCGATCACGTTTGAGGCCTCATCGAGAACGCGCGATCTGCGTTCCTCTGCAAGTTGCCGATCTAGCTCGTCCCGCTCGACTAGTAGCCGTTTCTCCTCTTCTATTTTTGCGACAAATGCCGCCCGCTCTTCTGTCGTCAGTCTCTCGCGCTCGACCTTGGCCGCGATGGCCGCCTCAACCGCTGCGCGTATGGCCGCGATCTCTTTGTCCTTGCCCGCCACCACTCGCGCGGCCGTGTCTTCTGAGCTGGTCCCTAGGTCATCGACGGCTGCGGAGGCCTCCCGCGTTTGCTCCGTCAGCTCGGCCGATCGCCTCTCTGCGCGGTACAACATCGCCCCGTAGGTCTGGAGGTCCTCGGTAGCCTGCGCCACGACAGCCAAGAGATCATCGGACACCGGCGCGCCGGCCTCTCGCATCACGTGGATCGCGTGTGTGGTTGTGGTCAGATTGTGCCGCGCCTCTTCGAGCTTCTCTGCCCACATTGCGGTTCTATTTGCAAGGACCTCTTGATCTGTCGTCGACTCGCGCGCGAGCCCTACAAACTCCCGATACCAGCCGATCACGTCTGACGTCGTCTCGGCAATGCTCACAAGACTCGGCAACAGAGCGCGCCCGAACTCGGCTGCAAGTGAGCCCGCCGCCGCTTTGAGTTCCCCCATGGCCGCCTGGAACTCCCGCGCGGCTGCTACGTCCTCGTCTCGCACCGTAGCGCCGAGCTCGCTTGCCTTGGCCCTTAGCTCGTCAATTCCCGCCGATCCTTGGTTCAAGAATTCCAGCATGCGCGGCCCGGTTTCCTCCCCGAATAGGCGCATTGCAAGCGTAGTCTTTTCGGCTCCGTCCTCCATGTCGACAAAGGCATCGGCAACCCGATCCAGGTTCTCGATCAGATCGGTGCCCGAAAGCCCGAGCGCGCGCATAGCCTCGGCCGTTTCGCTTGTCCCGCCGGCGGCTACCTCCGCCAACCCTTGCCCGAGCTTTCGCGTTCCCCGCTCTAGCTCTTCAAAATCCAACCCGAGAGAGGACGCCGCAAACCGCAACTGAGACAGCGTCTCAACGTCCGTCCCCATCCGTAGCGCGAACTCACCGAGGGCCCGATCTGCCTCTGCCGTCTTGACGGCTAGCAGGACCATAGCCCCCACGCTTGCCGTCAAAGCTGCGGTGTATTTTGCGACAAAAGACGCAGCCTTGCCGACCTTGTCTGATGCTGCCTCAAATCGATCGTTTAATGTCTCAGCCGATCCGGCCGCGTCATCGGTCGCGCTCTCGGTGTCTTTCGCTGCGTCGGTGACTTGCTCGAACGCGTCAACGAGATCGGAAGGGTCGCCGACAAATTGGAATTCGATCCGCTGCGCCATGCTCTACCCTCCGAAAAGTCGCCTAACCTTAGCAGGATCGGCCGCTTGCGACATAAGAGCCTGCACGGCCCCGCCTCTAGACTCGGCCCCGCCGCCCTTCGTCGGCTTCGTCGCGATCCATGCTTCGAGTACGTCGGCCATCGAGGCCGGGCGGCCGGCTAGCAGGCGCAGATCGGCCGGGGTCAACTCGGCGCGCGCGCCTCGGCCGATCCGGTCTGTCGCGCGCATGATCTGCCAATAGGCCAACAGATCGATCCGGTCTTGTCTCGTGTTGTCACACAAGCGCCCCGCAAACCCGCGGCCGTTGAGGACCGTTAATTCAAGATCGATCCGTCTGAATGACGCCCACCCCCGGGGCGTAGTGTAAAATTTACACGGTCGTCGACCTCCCGCTCTGAGATGACGCGCCGCCGCGCCTCCTCGACGAGGGCAGACGCCACACCTAGCACCACCTCGGACGGCCAACCCTCGGCCCACAGCTCGCGCAACACAGCGCGCCCCGTGCCGATGAGGTCTGCGGGATCTAGGTCTGCCTCGAATTCTCGCGCTTCGCCAGCCCACCACAGCCCCACACAGGCCGCCGATGCTCGAATCCGGTCTGGGGCCCCTGCTTCGCCTTCGTGCGCCTTAGACAGCGAGAGAAAGAGATCGATCAATTCGTCATCGGGTGGAAACGCCCAACGGCAGATCCCGATCTGCGGGATGTCGATCTCAACCGTCGCATGGTCGGGGGCTTTTAGTGGTTGTTTTCTGTCTCTCACTGTCCCGCTTCCCACGCCGCGATCGCGTCTTGTATGGCTCGCCATTTGGCCGCGCGCTCGGTGTTATTTGTGACGGCTCCCGACTCCGAAACCCTGATCTCAATTGAGAGCAAATAAGTAGGCGAGAGGTCGCCAATAGTGGGCCCGCGCTCCTCTTTCCGGATGTTTCGGATCTCCATGCTGCCCCCTATTCGTTGCCGTACCGCTGTATCACTAGCCGCTTGATCACGATCTCGATCTCGTCATGGCTGCCGGCCTCGACCACCACAAACCCCGCATTGCCAAGGATCACGTCGTCGGATGATTCGAACCGCGCGCCCTGCAGCCTGAGCCGTGCGCGCAAGGCCATCGTCCCCATATCCGGGAGGCCGCTTGTGCCCGTGTCGCCACGTAGCCACACGTCGCAATCTATGCCG